TACACTAATGGCCGTGGCACCGGTTGAGTCCAGCTCAGTTGTTTTAAACTCCACCAACGGAATTGAAATGCCGATGGAATTGATTTCTGTAAAGGAATCGAAAGCTGGATCGTTTGTACAGGTCGTGCCAGAGTACAGACGTTTAAAGAATCGTTACCAGATGATGTGGGACCAAAAGGACTGTATTGAATACTTGAAAACTGCCGCAGTACTGGCAGTATATGTTGATCAAAGTTTATCAACTAATACATTCTATAACCCTGCCAACTACGAAGCAGGCAAAGTACCCGGAACATTGATTGCTAAAAATCTAATGCTGGCTTACAAATGGGGCATAAAGAGTATATACTACAGTTTGATCAACAAGGTAGGTGCTAAAGCCAGCGTCACTGGCACAATAGCAACTCCACAGGTTAATGGCATTAACGGTCATGCCATTAACGCCGCCGATAATATTTTGATATATGAAGACCTTGAAGACTGCGAAGCCTGTAAATTATAAAGAGAGACACACATGAGTAAAGCACAATATAACCTAAGTAAACAAACAAATTATCTAAAGCGTAAAATGTTTCTGGATCCAGAAGGCCCTGTTACAGTACAACGTTTTGAAGAAGTTAAGTACCCTAAGATTGCCAAGTTTGAAGAGCTCGCCCGCGGATTCTTTTGGGTTCCGGAAGAGATCAGTCTTACCAAAGACAAAATTGATCATAAGGAATCGAGCGATGCTATCAAGCATATTTTTACCAGTAATCTACTTCGCCAAACTGCTTTGGATTCCATTCAAGGTCGTGCTCCTAATCAAGTATTCCAACCTGTAATTAGTATCCCTGAATTAGAAGCATTAGTAAGTAACTGGAGTTTCTTTGAAACTAACATTCACAGTAAAAGCTACAGTCATATTATTAGGAACGTATATGGAGTACCTAAAGAAGAATTTAACAAGATTCACGACACAGCTGAAATTGTTGGTATGGCTGCTAACATTGGTCGTTACTATGAGGATCTTCATCAGCTTAACTGCCGTAAAGAGTTGGGAGAAGAAGTTGAACTCCATACTCATAAACGAGCCATATGGATGGCCTTACACGCATCATATGCCTTGGAGGCTCTACGCTTTATGGTAAGTTTCGCCACCAGTCTAGCAATGGTAGAGAATAAGATCTATATTGGCAACGGAAACATTATCAGTTTGATCCTACAGGACGAACTGTTACACACAGAATGGACTGCTTGGTTGATCAACAATGTAGTCAAGGATGACGAAGACTTTGTTAAACTACAAGAAGAATGTGCGGCTGATGTTTATGCCCTGTACATGGAAGTAATACGTGAAGAAAAAGAATGGGCAGAGTATCTGTTTAGCAAAGGTGTAGTTATTGGCCTTAACGCTAACATTCTAAAAGATTTTGTCGATTACACAGCATTTACTAGACTAAAAGAAATTGGAATCAAGTATCTAGAAGACCATCCAAGGTCTAGTCCAATTCCTTGGTTTAACAAACACGTAAACATTAATAAGAAACAAACGGCATTACAGGAAAATGAAAGTACAAACTACGTCATTGGTGTTATGAGTGACACAGTTAGCTACGACGAATTGCCTGATCTTTAATTTTGCCAAAATACAAAAAGGCCTTGACTTTGGGGCCTTTTTTCATCTAAACTGTATGAAAGGATAATAACAATGAAAGCTATTGTATGGAGTAAAACACCCTGCCCTTATTGCGATCAAGCTAAGGCGCTACTTAAACAACGTGGTATTGAATACGAAGAACGCAACATCACAGAAGGTACGTGGACCAAGGAACAACTACTAGAAGCTGTACCAAATGCCAGAGCAGTTCCACAAATTATTATTAACAGTCAACTAGTTGGCGGGTTTACAGAACTACGTAAGTATCTCGAGGAGACCGCCGGTGGATACGGAGACTAATGACGAACAGTGGCCGCTAGATGATACAAGCGTAGACGATTGGGATATTAAAGTTCTTGCGCCTATAGATTTAAGTTCTGTTAACTCAGTACTGTCATCTATGACCTCAAACAATTATACCTATACAACAACTGGTACTAATTACGGCAATATTACGATTAACTCCGCCGGTGCCGTTGGGTCGGGGTCGTCAAGTCCGTATTATACATTCAACACTGGAGCAGGCTATAACGGCACTTGGGGAACTTCTACCACTAACGCCGGTCTACACGTAACCAGTGATGCTAAATTTGATGGTGATATAAAATGGAAAGGTCGCAGTTTAGGTACGCTTTTAGAAAAGATAGAAGATAGACTAGCGATTCTGCCTGACCCAGATCCTGAAAAACTAAAAAAGTTTGCGGCTTTAAAGAAAGCCTACGATCATTATAAACTAATGGAAAAATTAATCGGAGACGATTGGAAAGATAAAAATGAAAGTTAAATTAATCTCATCAAGCAAACCTAGTCGTAGTATGTACGACGAAGGGCTTCTCGATGTACAAGACCTTATTGCTTTTTGTGCTCGTGTAAGTAACCCTAGTAACCAGTTTAATATGGAAACAGCCGATAAGCTGATCCGCTATCTAGTCAAGCATAAACACTGGAGCCCTCTTGAAATGGTCAGTGCCTGTTTAGAAATTGAAACTACTCGCGACATAGCTCGCCAAATCCTAAGACACAGAAGTTTTTCATTCCAGGAGTTTAGTCAACGTTATGCCGACCCGACAAAAGATTTAGATTTTGTTATTCGTGAAGCACGTCTACAAGATACTAAGAATCGTCAGAACAGCGTAGAGATCGACGTACAGGATGAAGATGATAAATTTCTTATTCATGAATGGAATCGTCGGCAGCAAGAGGTCATTGACTTAGTCAAAGAAAATTATAAATGGGCGATTGAATGCGGTATTGCTAAAGAACAAGCCCGTGCTATTCTACCAGAAGGTAATACAGTAAGTCGATTGTATATGAATGGCACCTTGCGTTCATGGATTCACTTCATTGACCTACGTAGTGGAAATGGAACACAAAAAGAACACATGGAAGTAGCTCGTGCCTGTGCTCAGGTCATTGCTGAAATATTTCCAATGGTGACAGAGTATGTCCAACCCGAGTAACGCAGTAAGAAAATTCTGCGGCGAACATCAGCTTCGTGTAGTTGATTCAAATAAGCGGGCCTACAAGCATACCAAGTCCAATATTAATTTGTTCAGGTTCGCGGATGACTACAATAAATTTTTAAATGAACCTATTCATTTTGAAACGGAAACTCTGTATACTGTGGAAATCAGCGAAAGCGAATTAGAACGTATAGCAGAGTTTGAAGAACAGGTGTTTAATAACATGAAGAGCCAAGGACATTATAATATGTTCGAGACACTCATGGAACAAAAAGAACAAGAACAGTATTTGCGGAACAAATACCCAGCAGTAAAGAAAGCATACGAACAATACAGCTTGATGTTAAAATTGGCCCAGTCGGGAGAATTGTAAAAGGCACATGTCAAATATTTTAAAAGGGCGGGACAGTTACGACTCTACCAGTACAGGAACATTGATTCCTTTCCTTAATAGGAATGTTACTCCCTATGCTACTGAAGCAGGTGCTGTAAAGTTTGAGATGGTGCCTGTTACCAAGCAAAAAGATTTGATGATCAATCATGCTAGGATGTTTGCTCAGCAAGAATATGATCGTATTATGGAATTAGTTACTGTGCTGGAAAAACAAGCACAGGAGATTAAACGTAGATTAGAAGTTACCGATGCTGTTCATGGAGCAGTTTATCAGTTTCAACCAGTAATGGGAAATATCTATTGGTTAGTATGGGACAAGCGAAAGCAACATACCTTGCTAACACAAAATGGGCCAGATGGCTGGTCAAGTAGTGCTCCAGAGGACTACGAATACATGGCACAGGTTAAGTACATGGGAGACCATACCTGGCTAGAATTAAACGAAAAGGAATAAAAATGTTATTTGAAAAACCAGTTGCCCACGGCGACATCGTAAGTATTAAACTAATCAACGGTGAGGAAATCATCACACGCTTAGAAGAAGAAACTGCTGATTATATAAAAATCACCAAGCCCTTGTCAGTTACACTTGGCCCACAAGGACTAGGAATGATTCCTTACATGTTCTTAGCGGCCAAAGACACCATCACTATTAAACAACAATTTGTTATGGTAATTGCTCCCGCTAAAAAGGATGCAGCTGATCAATACCTAACAGGAACCACGGGTATTGCCCTAGCATAAATACTGCTTTAATGGGGAATATGCGATGGCAGCTACACTAACAACTGTAACCACAAGTACCGGAGGTATTTCGGCAGTCTATGACTACAGTTCTTATCTTGAAAGAATTGCTACTTCCCTAGAGTCGATCGCAGTATCTGCTAAAAAGATCGAGACATTGTCAACAACTACTGGTATACGATCGTATAGTGCGTATGATTGGATCAAACCTTTAGAAATGATCTCTTGGTATGGACAAGAGTATGGTATAGCCAGCTATTCATCTACTGGAACACAAACGTTAGTTTCAATAATTAACAGTTTAACAAACCAAGTTTCTAAGTTTGAATAAGGAGTAGCAAATGGCATATCAACCGGGTGCTGTAGTTCATGGAGTAACACACATTGCCGATGTCTTTAAGGCAGGCAACGTCTATGTTAACAATGTCAAAGTTGCCATATCAGGATCAGCTTCTTCTAATGCGGGATTTACATTCTCAATGTCTACTATGGCGCCCCCTGCTCCTGACGATTTCCCTCCTGACGATTCAACTGAGATTAGGGAATAACCTATGCCATATCAACCAGGTGCTGTAGTACACGGAGTAACACACATTGCCGACGTTTACAAAAGTGGTAACGTTTACGCTAATAATGTTAAAGTTGCTCTTTGGCTTCCTCCCGGAGTAAGCGAAGCATTTGCCTTTGATCCAGTCGCACCAGTTTCTACGTCTTACGAGGTTAGTGAAGCGGCACCGGCTATAGCCGAGGCGGCCACGTTAACAACACCTGTCGTAGTGCCCGTAACTTCTACAGAACAAAGCGCCATCGAAACTGGTTACCAAGGAACTCCTGCTACCGCAGTGACAACATCAACTGGTATCATCACCACGGCTGTGTCGACTGATTTTGTAGGATGGATGGCTGCGAGAGTTGCTGAAGCAAAAAGGGGAATGTGGACAAGGGTCAGTGATCCTGCCCCTAAACCGCCGGCTAGTAAAGCAGCCAGCAACCCAAATATCATGGGAGTTTGGTCATCTCTTGGTATGACATGGTACGCTAATCATGACCAAACCGCATGGTGTATGGGATTTGTAAACTTTGCTCTAAAGCAAAATGGGTACGCCTGGTGTAAGGAGGCTGCGGCCAAAGCAATAAGCGATAAGCCTTCAAGATGGAACGCTGTTAATGTTCCCCTAGATCAAGGCCAGCCCGGAGACATTGCGCTATGGAAGTATGGTAATGGTAATCATGTTAATTTTATATACACTCGAACTGCCAATGGCGCTTATACATTCGTTGGGGGCAATCAAGGTGCCAAAGATGTTTCAAATAATCCTGTAACCAGTAGTGTATCACAATCCTGGCCCACTGGCTACAAACTTCCCGGAAATGGAACACTGATAAGTTTGTGGAGACCTTCCAAATCTGCCCCAACATAATAATTTAAATGAAACAAAAATTTATCGACCTCTATATGGACTGGGCAAAACGCTCTGCTCAACTCAGTCATGCCCGCAGATTACATGTTGGCGCAGTTATCGTAAAAGACGATACTGTTATCAGCTATGGCTACAACGGTATGCCTTCTGGGTGGGATAATGACTGTGAGGATAAAGTCTATATGAGTCGTGATGCTGGTGGTTGGCTAAGTCCCGATGAAATTTACGAACAGTGGCCATTTGAAGAAACAGTAGTGGTCGCAAACGACAATGAAAGTTTTGAAACCACTGCTCGATATAAACTAAAAACCAAACCAGAGGTATTACATGCTGAATCAAATGCTATTGCAAAACTGGCGAAGTCTACTAACTCTGGGCTTGGGGCTGACTTATTTGTTACTCACATGCCTTGTCTCGACTGTGCCAAGCTCATTTATCAGTCAGGCATTAGTCGTGTATGGTATGGTGCTAACTATAGAGATGATGCGGGAGTCCGCTTCCTCGAAAAGTCCGGAGTAAAAGTGGAACAGGTTGACAATAAATAATTTGCCTGTCAAGCATCCGGGCGTAGCCTAGGTTAGACATAGTTGGGCGAGGACTTCTTGACAGCCTCGTCAAAAGATAGTATAGTATAAGTTATTGCTGTATGAAGCAAAGAGAAAAGTGTTCTGGACGCGGGTTCGACTCCCGCCAGGTCCACCATTAAACATATTCCCATCGTGGAATCTGTGTAACCTAGATAGTATATAAGGCGGTTCCTGCAAGCCTTGAACTGAAAATGCTAGGTAAGGAGTATGTTTAATAATGGGCCTGCCATGGTTTCGACAGGGCAACAAGTAACAGAGTGGACAGCTCGGGAAAGCAGAACCCGTAGGATTGGGGTAACCCGGTCGTAGAAGCACAACACGTAAATGCAAACGACGAACAGTTCGCCTTAGCCGCCTAAACTCGGCTTAGGGTAGTTATACCTCGTAACAGAAAATAACAGGACCCGCTTCGGCGGGTTTCTTTTGGACAAATAACCGCTTTACAGGGGAGTAATTCCCCTGTATAATAAATACATAGCAACAAAAGCAATGCGATAGACGCAAAGCTGACATAATTGAAAGGATTTTTCAATGTCTAAGAAATACGATACCCTCGTCCTAATCGGACGCTTTCAGCCCATACACAATGCTCACTTAGAGATTATCAAACGTGCCACAGCACTTTGCGATCAACTGGTGATTGTTACAGGTAGTGCCAATCAGCCACGTACCTATAAAAACCCATTTACCTCTTTTGAAAGAGAGCGCATGATCAAATCTGCCGCAGGTGGATTGTCGATGCGTATCGCAGTAGAAGCAAACCCAGATACAATTTACAACGACCAAGCGTGGGCAGTCCGTGTCCAGTCTTTGGTTAGCAAACATACTACGCCCGGTGAACGTGTGGGTATCATCGGCCACAAGAAAGATGACAGCTCGTTTTACCTGGATATGTTCCCTCAGTGGGGATTTGAAAATGTAGGACTACTTGAATTCTTGAGCGCAGTTGATATTCGTGATTTGTATTTCAAGCGTGATGCCAACATGGCCTTTATTAAAGGTGTTGTTCCAGAAAGTGCTTTTGAATTCCTAATGAGGTTTAAGGAAACTCCAGAGTACGAACAAATCATTAAAGAACGTGAATTTGTCATCAAATACAAACAACAATATGCTAGTTTACCTTATCCTCCTATCTTCAGTACTGCTGACGCTGTGGTTATCCAATCTGGCCACGTACTAATGATTAAACGCCGTGCTGAACCTGGTCGAGGCCTGTGGGCATTGCCAGGTGGATACGTTAACGCCAATACTGACAAATCAGTTGAAGCGGCAATGTTACGTGAACTACGTGAAGAAACAATGATTAAAGTACCTACTCCTGTGCTAAAGGGCAGTATCGTTCGCAGTAAAGTATTCGATGCTATTGGTCGTAGCCCAAGAGGACGTATTATCACTCATGCGTTTCATATTGTTTTACCCGACGGTGAACTGCCCAAGGTAAAAGGTAATGATGACGCTGAAAAGGCTAGGTGGGTGCCTATAGCAGAAGTGAAGTCGGAAGACTGCTTTGAAGACCACTACGAAATCCTACAACACTTCGTAGGTGCCTAAGCGATAGACGCAAAGGCTGATTTACTTAAAAGGAACTTTTAAAATGAAACTCTCTAAAAATCTTATCCTGAACACAGACAGCTACAAAGTCTCAATGTTCAAACAATATCCGTTGGGCACCACAGGTGTTTACAGTTATATTGAATCACGCGGTGGACGGTATGACCGAACCGTGTTCTTTGGCCTCCAGGCCTTTATTAAGGAGTACCTACTTGAACCAATCACCCAAGCCGATATTGATATTGCTGATGAAATTCTTACAGCCCATGGCGAACCTTTCAACAGAGAAGGATGGGAATACATTCTATCAGCACACAGAGGTTACCTTCCGATTGTTATTCGTGCTGTACCTGAAGGCACAGTGGTTCCTGTTAAAAACGTTTTGGCAACTATTGAAAACACTGATCCTAAAGCGTTCTGGTTGACCACTTGGTTGGAAACTGCCTTGCTTCGTGCTATTTGGTATCCTACCACAGTGGCTACTCAAAGCAAAATGATTAAAAACATTATCGCAGACTATTTGGAGAAATCAGGTGATCCTACTACAATCGGTTTTAAGTTACACGATTTTGGCGCTCGTGGTGTTAGTTCAATGGAGTCTGCTGGCATTGGTGGTGCGGCGCACCTCGTTAACTTTATGGGCACGGACAATATTTCTGGTATGTTATTCGCTAGGGAGTATTACAATGCTGGTGTGGCTGGATTCAGCATACCCGCTGCCGAGCATAGTACAATCACTAGTTGGGGACGAGCAGGTGAAGTAAAAGCCTATAGCAACATGGTTGCACAGTTTGGCAAGCCTGGCGCATTGTTGGCTGTAGTGTCTGACAGTTACGACATCTACGAAGCCTGCCGCATGTGGGGCACTGAACTGAAACAACAAGTTATTGACAGTGGTGCTACTGTTGTCATTCGTCCTGATAGTGGAGATCCAGTTGAAGTCCTGCCAAAGATGTTCCACATCCTAGGTGAAACTTTTGGCTACACAGTTAACGCAAAAGGCTACAAAGTGTTGAACAATGTTCGATTGCTTTGGGGCGATGGTATCAACCAATTGAGCGTCCGTAGCATCCTGGGTGTTGTAGTTGACTTGAATGGCTGGAGTGCCGATAACCTTGCGTTTGGTATGGGCGGTGCTTTGCTACAGCAATTGGATCGCGATACTCAAAAATTTGCCATGAAGTGTAGTGCGGCACTGATCAACGGCGAATGGGTTGATGTTTTCAAAGATCCAATCACTGACCGTGTCAAGGCCAGTAAGAAAGGTCGTGTCACACTTTGGCAGTCGGGAGAGGAGTTCCAAACTAGCGTTGAACAACCGCATGGTTGGACTGACAAAGGAACTGGATGGACTGATGCTCTTGTTCCAGTTTACTGGAGTGGCAATCTTCACAAGGATTATACCTTTGAAGAAGTTCGTGCTAACAGCATGAAATAAATCCAACAAGGGTCTTGACAGGCCCTTGTTTTTTGTCTATAATAAATGTATATCAACACTACATTGAAAGTTTTATACAATGTCATACTTTTTGAAGTCGGGTAATACATTTCGCGTTTCTACCAAAGAAGCCATGGATCTCCACGAAAAGTTGCCAGCAGGCAATTACGTGGTCAAAGAGATGCCCATGGATGGCCCACTGTACCTAGAGCATATTGAGTCGTTTGAAATCAAGGGCAAGCGTTACGGCGACCTTGACAAGAACACTGACCGTATCTTGAATACATTTATAGATCGTACCGCAAGCACTGGCGTTATGCTAGCTGGTGAAAAGGGTTCTGGCAAATCACTGCTGGCTAAGAATTTAGCTATTGAAGCTGCCAATCGTTCAAACATTCCTTGTATTGTTATCAATGCTCCCTGGGTCGGCGACAAGTTTAATGCTTTCATGCAGATGATTGAACAGCCTTGTATGGTCCTGTTTGACGAGTTCGAAAAAGTATACGATGAGGAAGATCAAGAAAAGGCACTGACCTTGCTTGATGGTGTGTTCCCAAGCAAGAAGTTGTTTGTACTTACTTGTAACGACAAATGGCGTATTAACCAGAACATGCGAAACCGTCCAGGTCGTTTGTTCTACATGCTGGACTATAAAGGTCTGGATGCTAATTTCATTACAGAATACTGTAATGATAACTTGAAGAAGAGTCTTCAAAAGCATACTGAAAAACTGTGCCAGATTGCCAGTTTGTTTGCTCAGTTCAACTTTGACATGTTGAAAGCCACTGTTGAAGAAATGAACCGCTACAACGAAGGCCCCGAAGATGCTCTGCGTATGTTGAACGTCAAGCCAGAATTTGATTCTGGTAATAAGTTTAGCATGAAACTTATCAAGAATGGTGAGGAAGTTAAGACAGAAGATATGGAGACCCTTGAATGGAAAGGCAATCCTCTTCAGAGTCAAGTAAAAGTTCTCGTCAAAGAGTATGATGACGAAAAAGACGAGGACGGCGACTTTAACTGGGAATGGGATGCTATCAGATTCGATCCGAGCGATATCAAGAAAATTGATAGTCAAACTGGTAAATTTGTATTTGCCAACGCCCGGGGTGTACAACTAGTGTTGAGCAAGGTTAAAGAACAAAGCTACTCGTACTTTGATGCTTTTTAAGTAAGATTCTTGTCAACGGGCTTGTGAGCTAAGGCGTTATATATATGTAGGGGTAGAAATCCCTACATAACCTAAAAGGAATTAGAATGAACAAAATTATCGCAACTCTAGTAGCATTGTCTGCCGCAACTGTATTCGCCGCCGAACCAGCTAAGAAAGAAGAAGCCAAACCAGCCGCTCCTGCTGTTGCAGCAAGTGCTCCAGCTAAGGCAGAAGTTAAGAAGGACGAAAAGAAGCCTACTAAAAGCGAACCTGCTAAGAAAGAGCCAGCTAAAGCAGACGCAAAAGCCGCTACGCCAGCCGCTAAGTAAACTCAACCTAGAAGATAGTGATCTCATTGTTAATGATGATATCACATTTGGTCGTAATCTAAAGGCTCGCGAGTTTGGTAAGGTTATCGAAGATGACTTATCGGACTACGTAAAATTTAGATTATGGTTAGCTAGACAGTTAGCAATGAAGAAGTACGATCAAGTCCACAGTTAAGTCTGTGGACTTTTTTTATTGCAGTTAGTGCCAGTTTTAGTTGACTTTGTATACAGGAGTGATATATAATAGTGTATGATCATAAAAGATCAACATTTAAAGGAAATTAAAACAATGAAAAAACTATTACTCGCACTACTTATGGCAGCAGGCATCTCTGTAGCCCAAGCGGAAATCACTGGCAATCTTGGTCTAACTTCAGACTATCGTTTCCGTGGTGTAAGCCAAACTCAAAATGCTCCAGCTGTTCAAGGTGGCGTTGACTTTACTCATAAGAGCGGCTTCTATGCCGGTAACTGGAACAGTTCAGTTAGCTCTTTAGTGTATAGCAACGGCGCAGGACTAGAAAGCGATTTGTACGCAGGATTTAAGAAGGACTTTCTTGGATTTACAGTTGATGTAGGTTCAATGAACTATTTCTACCCACGTGCCACTAACGGTACTTCAACTGATTTCGATACAAACGAAGTCTACGTTGGTGTAAGCAAAGGACCGATCTCTGCCAAGGCAAGTCAGTCATTAGGTAACTACTTTGGTATTGCTAACAGTAAGAATTCTAATTATTACCAAGTTGACCTTGCTCAACCATTGGTTAAGAATTTAACCGCTGTAGCACACGTTGGTCGTACTGACATTTCTAACAGTTCTTCTTTAAACTATACCGATTGGAACGTTGGTGCTGTTTACAATCTACAAGGTTGGGACATTGCTGGTAAGTACTACACCAATAGTAACAAAGGAAGCGGATTTGATTCTGCCAATACAGTTAACGCACAGCGTCTTTACAGAGACACTTTCGTAGTATCTGTATCAAAAGCATTCTAATCTAACTAGATAAAACCAAAGGCTACTTCGGTAGCCTTTTTTTACGGTAACTAGTATTACCTATAAATATTTAAAAGAGGGTGTTATGAACGATAAGGATTGGTTAGAAAAATTATCAATTGCCCATAAGGCATATCCATATCCAACTAAAGAACTAGAAGCTTTTATAGCGTGGCTTTATAAGCAGTATGGTATCGAATATAAGAAAGTTATAGAAGTTGATAAATGAAAGAGTTTTGGAGACTATGGGCCAAGGCCGTAGGGGAAAAAGCTGGTAATGATGATAATGAAGCAGATAAGATCGCTATCATTAGAACAGCTATAATTTTATTTTACATTATAACAAATGCGTTTATTGTAGCAGGTGTTATAAGACATTGGTAAAGGAATAATATGAGTAAAGGTAGTAGACCGCGTCCGTATAGTGTTAGCCAAGATCAATTTGCTAACAACTATGATGCGATCTTTGGTAAGAAGAAAACTGAAAAAATTGAAGAACAAGTTGATACAAAAGAAGAGTTTGATCGATTTGAAGAGCATATGGTAAAAGATAGTGATCAAGGAGGATGATATGGCAAAAATTGAAGAAACATTATTTGTAGTTAAATTAAGTCGACTGGTTCGGGACCGCGGAGACACAGTTGATAATACTGGGTTCGACGAACTACCTGATACGATTGAAGAAGTTGTACAGCAATTAGTAGCAAGCGATGTTATTGTTGAAGTGGAGAAACAATAATGGCCTACTCAGAAAAGGTCATTGATCATTACGAAAATCCACGTAATGTTGGTAGCTTTGCCAAAGACGAGGAAGGTATTGGCACAGGTATGGTGGGAGCACCAGCTTGTGGCGATGTAATGAAATTACAGATAAAGGTAGATGAAGATGGTATTATTAGAGATGCTCGTTTCAAGACATATGGATGCGGTTCAGCAATCGCCAGTTCGTCGTTGGTTACAGAATGGGTTAAGGGTATGCATATTGATGATGCTGTTAACCTTAAAAACTCCCAAATCGCAGAAGAACTAGCTCTTCCTCCAGTTAAGATCCATTGTTCAATTCTAGCCGAAGATGCGATCAAAGCCGCCATAGAAGATTACCGTAAACGACATCATACAAAATGATAGACAATTCTGTAAAAACTTTTTATGATGTTAATCAATTTCCGGGACCTTATACTTTAGAAGATCTTCACTATCACATTCCCGATGTTCAAAACCCGTATCTAAAAATAATTGATAATTATATTACGTCCGATGTAAAAACTGTCATTGACGTTGGGTGCGGCACCGGAGTCATATCAAACTTGTTTGCTATGAAAAATCCAAATATTAATTTTACAGCGTGTGACTTTGCCGAATCGATAATATTCGCAGAAAAATTTGCCGTACATAATAACATCAACAATATCAAATATCACAAAGCTAATTTTTTAGAATTTGGGGTACAGCATAAATCGAAATACGATCTAGTTATATGTCAGGGAGTATTACATCATATTCCAGAATATGAAACTGCTATAAAATATCTGAGCAAACTTATCAATCCGGGCGGAACTTTAATCCTTGGTGTATATAATCCATATGGAAAGATCTTAAAAAAGTTTTTTAAAATTGATTACTTAAATGATATACTTTATAAAGATCAAGAATTAAATCCTTTTGAAACATCTTTTACTGTCCAACAGGTTAAAAACTATTTCAAAGAATTAACTCTAGTTGATGCGTATCCGTCTCAATCCAATATTAGAGCACTATTCAATAGTAGAAATGGCGGTTTAACAACTTATATTTTTAAATTTGGTAAAATCAGTACTTGACCTCCTACCCGTTTTACTGTATACTAGTAACACATAGGAGATTCATAATGAACGCAGATCACACACTTACACAACTTAAAGCCTTTTGTAAAACCCAATCTGGAGACGAACAGACTTGGATTAATAAAGGTACAACTTACCACTGGAATCGTGGCAAAGATACTTCTACTGGACTAGTAAATGGTGTAGTACGAAAGTTAGCTGGCATTGATGCTAGTGGCCACCAAATTTGGGTAGTTGCCGGTAGCCTTAAAATTGAATCTACTGGTACAATTTTGCGATTTACTGGTATTCCGCGCAAAGTCCAAAAAACGTTTGAACCTGTAGCACAGACACAGGTAGCTCAAACACAAACTCAACCCGAACTTGAAACAGCCTAATTATGAGCATGCACTTGTTGCCGCCTATGTATTCAACTACAGGCAAAAAGAAGGGCAAGCGCAAATTTAGAAATGCTGAAGAAGCAAGGAAGGCTAGAGAATTGGACGAAAGTTGGAAAGACCTGCTCAAACGCCAAGGCATTGAAGCAGAGGAAAAGAAACGCAAGCGAGCGATGAGTGCTGGTAACTTGAGCTCGTCCGGATACAGCCTATCTATTCCAAATGGTCGTAACACTACTAGCCACATTAAAAGTCGTGGCGACTTTACAGGCAACGCAACAATGCCGCCTCCTAAAGTTTACACCGGTACCAAAGTAAAAGGTATCGCAACTATGCACAAGTCCAATGCGGTCCCTGTGTTTAGCGATGAAGAAGCAGTTGACATTTCACGAATGCGGAGATAATATGGATATTGATTGGTCTAAAATTGTAAAGCATACAATTGATATAGGTAAGTTAAATGTACCTTCAGAAATTTCTAATCTAATGAAAACATTTAAGATTAGAAAATATCTGTATTCTATAAGATATAAAGGTATCCTATTGAAATATGGCATGAGCGCAGATAATTCTCGTATCTACGGAGATCGAGTATATCGGCAAGTCGGACATAGCAAGAGTTGGGAAAATGATCCTGTCGTTAATAATACACCAAAACGTCTAAACGGGTCTAGCGGTTCCGACTGGAGAGTGGTAGAAGAAGATTTTGAAAAACTATACGGGTTTCCTATTGATAGGAAACATATGATTGTGACAATTTATGACGTCACTAACTACCCTTTTAAAACCATTGATACGTGGACCGAAATTAACGTAATGGAGAATGATCTCATAGAACGTTATAGAGAACTAGTAGGCGAAAAACCTATTGGCAACATTAACGATGAAGCTAATGCCAAACGTAGACCTAAGATTCTTAAAAGCACATGGGGCGGGTTGTTCAAATAAATAATTCTTATGAACCCAACACTAAATGAAAAATTCCTCGCCTATCTAGCATTACTAAGTGGACTAACACTTTCCATGGTCGCAGAATACTACAGTATTCTCGGCCTTACTGCCATTTTCTCTGCCGCCTTCATTCCTGTTGTTATTATGGGTGTAGCACTAGGTGTGGGTAAAATCACAGCTACGTTATGGCTAAAACAAAATTGGAAGATCGCTCCTTGGTCTGTGAGGATGTATCTGTTTACAGCCATTATGGTTCTAATGATTATTACCAGCATGGGCATCTTTGGTTTCTTGTCAAAGGCGCACAGTGACCAAAGTCTAGTCAGTGGTGACGTTACAGCCAAGATTGCCGTATATGACGAAAAGATTAAAACAGCAAAAGACAATATAGATGCTAACCGTAAGGCGCTTAAACAGATGGATGAGGCTGTGGACCAAGTCATGGGTCGAAGCTCAGACGAAAAGGGCGCCGACAAAGCAGTTGCGATTCGAAGAGGCCAACAAAAAGAACGTGCTCGTCTCCAATCTGAGATCACTGCCGAACAGAAAATTATTAGTCAATTATCTGAAGAAAGGGCGCCTATTGCCGCTGAGGTACGTAAGGTCGAAGCTGAAGTTGGGCCAATAAAATATATTGCGGCCTTTGTCTACGGGCAAACTGATCCTACCATTTTAGAAAAGGCAGTTACTTGGGTCATCATTATTCTTATTATAGTGTTTGATCCTTTGGCGGTTATCCTACTCTTATCTAGTCAAATTAGTTTCCAAAACTTTAGAGAACGTAGGTCTAAATCCGGGGGCGTACTTACAGATGCTGATGGTACCATTATTGGTCTACGGGTACCCGAAGCTGAAGAAACGGATTTAGAAAAATGGGACAAGATGATCAAGGAGGCGGAGAAAGCAGTAAAAGCTGAACAGAGCACTTCTACAGGATTTATCGCCCAAGAAGTACAATCAGTGATTCCTGAAACCGTTGAGATAAACACTTCGACAATCTCTTACCAAGTCCTTGAAGATGTTGACGAAGAGATTCCACTTGAACTAAGTCATCCATATCTTTATAAAGGAGACTTTTGGAAGAAACCAGAAGGATGGGAAGATATTCCTCCAATGGTTGCTCCTCCCGCACAACCGCAAACCGAATCTCCAAAAGAGTATGTAGTTGATGCTGAATTGATTGATGCCCTAGAAGGCACAGTTAATCGTCTTCAGCAAGAAAATGAAGATTTGAAAAAAGAAGTTGACCTGTTCAGAGCTAAAAAATTAGCAGACGATGTTAAACTACACGGGTACAGCAGTGACGGGGATGTAGTTAAGGTTGACGGTGTAGGATATCCCAAAGAAGAATTTGATAGGTTAAGTTCTTATATTCAAAATGAAGAACAAGCAGATAGTGGTTTATGGAATAAAATAAATTCACAAATCACCGAAGAAGAATACATAGAGCAGTCTAAACAAAAGAAAGATGATAACCCTAATAACCCCACCTGACATTTTTGAAAATGAAAACACTAGCATAGTGTTTATGAACATATCAGATCAAGAACAGGAGGAAGCGAGCCAGTGGTTTTCAGATCACAATCTTACTACTCCTGTAAATCTATACTACTACCAAGGCGAAGCAAATGTCCCTTGGCTACTACACGCAACAGCAATATCCAAAGGTGTCTACTTAAATTGTAACAATAATTCAGATGTTACAAAATGGATAACTAGTTATATACTAGGAAAACCTAATGTTTGGTATAAAGCAGATGATGAAGATTTTGTAGCACTGATGAGTTACATCAATCAAAAAAACGTTCAAAGCATTAAAGAATTTTTAGAGGTACATTTTGTCAAATAACAATAATACTCCCTGCTGTAGTTTTTGCGGCAAAAGTAAAGAAGAAGTTGAAAAACTTATCGTCGGTGGTGACGACGTCGCTGTTTGTAATGAGTGCGTAGACCTATGTGTTAACATACTCAAAGACGATAATAAGATTAAGAAATTCCCAACAGACGACGCACAACTTTTAAATCCTGTAAGAGTTAAAGAGTACCTCGATGACTATATTATAGGACAGGACGATGCTAAGATTGCCCTAAGCGTAGCAGTATGTCAACACTTTAAACGTATTGCTAAAAACAATCAGAATATAGAAATTGACAAGACCAACGTTCTTATGATGGGTCCAACAGGTTGCGGCAAGACATTCTTAGTTCGTAAACTGGCAGAATACCTAGATGTTCCATTTGCCATTTGTGATGCTACTGGACTAACTGAAGCAGGATATGTTGGCGATGATGTTGAAAGTGTATTAGTACGATTAGTAGCCGATGCTGAAGGCGACATTAAGAAGGCAGAACACGGTATTGTCTACATTGACGAAATTGATAAGATTGCCCGCAAAGGTGAAAGCACCAGCATCACTCGAGACGTAAGTGGTGAAGGCGTACAACAAGCATTGCTCAAAATGATTGAAGGCAGTATTGTGCGACTACCTGCCGGAGAAAAACGTAAACACCCCCGAGGTGAGATGAACGAAATTAATACACATCACATTCTGTTTATCTGCGGTGGAGCATTTGTAGGATTGGAAAAGATCATAGCACGTAGGACTAGCAAGAGTTCAGTGGGATTTGGATCAAAGATAGCTCCAAAAGATGAAAAGAAATCTCTACATAAAGATGTTACTACAAAAGATTTAATCAGCTACGGTCTAATTCCAGAATTTGTAGGACGATTTGGTAATATTGCCTGTGTAGAAGAGTTGACCACCGAACAATTGGTAACAATTCTTAAAGAACCAAAGAATAATCTGTTACGTCAGTATCAGTACATTTTTGACCTAGACGGTGTTGAACTCAAAATAGAAGATAACGCATTGCTATCTATTGCCGAACAGGCCAAAACTATGGAAACCAATGCTCGCGGACTCAAAAATATATTAGAAAAAATACTACTTAAATATCAATTTGAAGCGATGGATCTCGTAGAAAGAGGTTTAACCAAAATAGTGATAAGTAAGGATACGGTTGAAGGAAAACCAGCTGTATTAATTTTTGATAAAGTAGAAAATGAGAAAAAACAATAGTTCAGGGCGAGGCATTTGTGTTGAAGTAAAAGATGCTAACATTAACGTTGCCCTAAGAAAATTCAAGAAAAAGGTTGACGAATCTGGCAAGCTAATGGATGTATTGGCCAAACAATTCTATGAAAAACCAACGACGGAGCGTAAGCGTAAAAAAGGCGCTGCCAAGGCTCGTTGGAATAAAAAGCTACGCGAACAGCAATTACCTAAAAAAATGTATTGACAAAACCTAGTGTTGCTTGTATAATATTCTTAATGAGCAAAGGATCTATATGAGCACACAACTTCATGACGCAATGACCAAAATTTTGGCCATGCCGTATTTTAAAAATGAACAGGCTAAATCGGGTAGTGTCGTACATGGGCACGAAGATGCTGTAGCATCCAAAATCAAATCAGCAGGCTTTGCTGAAATACTCAAAACACAATATCCCAAACTTACCAAGGGGCTTCTAAGGAAATGGGTTCGTAGCGGAGACGACACTGATCTCCGAGTCGCAACACCTGGAATGTCTTTGGGCTCATACATCGTACAACCGGCTGGTAGCCAGGGATTCCCGGACATTCTAGTTCTGGACTTTAATAATCGATTTGTTGCTGTAGAATGTAAAAGCGGCCAAAACGGACTTTGTCCAATGTGGAACGATAGCCTTCCACATCCTAACGCTATCTATGTTCTTAGTTCTGGCAAAGTCGATGAAACAACTGTGTTTTTGGGCAAGGATGTTATCACTGATGCTGAGACCCAAACACAAATCGCATTCTGGAAAGAACAGAAGTTGCTCGAAGCGAAATATCGTGCTATAATTAAACCACTAGACAGTTTCAATAGGGGTTGGGATATCAAAGGTCGTCCACAGAATTTCCAAGGTGGTGGCGGTGATAAGACCAATTATTTTACACACAAGTCTCGCAAGCAATGTGAGAAGAACGTACTGGATTACGCAAAACAATGACAAAAGCACTTATGGTAGATATGGAAACTATGGCAGTTTCCCCAAACGCAGTGGTCCTAAGTTTAGGCGCTGTACATTTCAACCCATACGGAAATGGCTACGCGGATAAGATCTACTTTAAGATTAACCTAGATGACCAGGACGCATTAGGTCGTGAAATTGATCCAAATACTTTGGACTGGTGGAGCAAACAAGATCCTGTGATTATGGAAGAAGCCTTTAGTGAAGAAGGTCGTATCCCACTTGCGGATGCTATGGATCAGTTCCATAAGTTTGCCTGGGGCTGTGATACCTTTTGGAGTCACGGCGCTACCTTTGACTTGGTTATCCTCGAAAGTCTTTACAGTCAACTAAAGAAACCTTTGCCTTGGAACTTCTGGCAACTTCGTGATACTCGCACATTGTTTGATTTGGGCTATGATCCGGACATGCCAAAAGGTAGCAAACACGATGCCCTACAGGATGCTATCCGACAGGCTGTGGGTGTACAAAACATTTATTCTAAGCTCAAGATAAAACCTCGTTAAATATTTCATGGCAACATTGAAACCCGTTAACGCACATTTAAATTCAGTTACAATCAGTGACATAGAAACCCACAAGCAAATTACAACCAAAGAGCTTATTCGAGATCTAGATAACCTCAAAGAGTTCGACGCAAGTACCAACGCTAATAATTTTTCCGGCAATCCTTTCCTCTATCACTATCAATTTAAGAATTTGCTGAAGTGCCGCAGAAAGGATGGAAAGACCATTTATGACATTGCCGCAGATACTGCTGAGTGGGACAAGCTGATTGAGAACACTAAGAAACGTAACCGAGGCGGCCGAACAGCCGCAGGTAATGTATTTGAGTGTTTTCGTATTAACCTAGGTAGTGTGGTCATGTTCAAAAGCACTACAGCAAAATACCTATATAAAAAGTATAATGCTAAGAGTGTGCTAGATCCTACAGCTGGCTGGGGAGGTCGTATGTTAGGTGCTTGGGCACTGGGCATCAACTATACAGGAATTGATACTAATGTAGAAATGGTTCCTGCTTATAACGATATGGTAACTTTTTTAAATGAACAAAATGCCTTTGGCAATAGTTTGTTTGAAGAAGCTCATGGTAACTTACAAATGATTTGGCAAAGTTGTCTGGATGTAGATTTTAGTAAAATTGAGTATGACTTTGTACTGACAAGTCCTCCATACATCAATTTAGAAATTTATGAACACATGACAGAATGGGACAATGACAAGGCTTTTTATGAACTATTTTTTATACCCCTTTGGCAGAAGTGTGTCGACAACATTAAAAAAGGTGGACATGTTTGTTTTAACATTAGTCCTAAAATGTACGCTGATGCGGTTAAACATGGACTTACGCCTTGCCATGATGAAGAAGACCTATTACAGCAAATGGGCCAAAAGGCTAATGCTCTAAAAAAGGGCAAAAAGAAACAAGATAAGATTTATATTTGGAATTGTTAATATGCCAAAGAAGAAACAAAACAAAATTCAAAAGATTGCCGAGCAGGCATATGAAGATGTGATTAAAAATACTCCTAGTTTTTTAGTCACCAGGGAAATGTTTGAACAACAGTTCGCTAAGACTATGATTAAAGAATGTCAAGTGGCTCTAAAGCCTATGTTGCGTGATATGGTCAGTCGAGGTCAAGCATACGATTTGATTAAACAACATTTCGGAGTCAAAGAATGAACAAGCGTAAAATTACCACACGGGTTATCTTTGATGGTGTTATAGATAATACCTTTACTCAGATGCGACAAGTATACGCTGACGAAAATGGTGAATATGTAAATTGCACCCGCAATCGGTATTACATTGAGAATGATAGTTTTGATATTGTTTATACTACAGGTCGAGCAATTTCAGTTAAAGAATTGTTTAAGGGTATGATATGAACGAACGAATTCACCTACTTGCTGAACAGGCTAAGGATCATGCTAACACTTATGATGATACAGGTACTCCGATCTGGTTTCAGATGTATAACGAAAAGTTCGCCGAGATGCTTATTAAAGAATGTATCAGTATTGTAGACGAGCAGAAAGAATGCCTACACGAAGAACAGCAATATTGGCATGACCGAGACTATGGATATGCGTTGGCAGTGAACGATGCCAGCAATGGTATCAAACAATTTTTCGGAGTTGAAGAATGAAACTATACAAACACAGTACCGGTAAAACAAGTCTCTTTCCTGAGCATATTCCCCAAGGTTGGGAAGTTATGCTGAATCCTAACACATTTGAAATTGTTTGGCGTAGAATTAGGAGTTAACATATGAGTGGTACCCCAACAAGCTCTAGTCCGGGCATAACAGGCTTTATAGAAATCTTTGAAGGTCGTCTTAACAAGATGAAGCTACACCTTAAAGAAGAATTGAGTAAAGCCAAACATGAACGTGATAAACAGGCTATCAAACGTATTGTAGTAGATGCCCGTAAACTAAACCGTACACTGAAAGAAATGCGTAATGCCAATACCAAACTGTGTCCACATTGCGGAGAGAAGCTATGAATACAATTACAGTTCATATTATTGCCATCATATCTGTTATTATCAATTTTGTAGTATATAATATTTGGTTATTCAGTGGAGTATGTAAATGACTAATGAAATTACAACAGAAATGTTGGACCACACCATTCAATGGTGTGAGCAAAACGCATTTTGGGGCAAGGGTTCTGCCATACAGCGTATGACGGATTTTTACTTTGAGCAGACTAGAGAATCAGTTGCCGACGAATGGACACAAGGTGTCACCATAGCTGAACTTGAACAACGGTTAAATGCGGTGCGTGTCAGCTACAGAGTATATTATTCCAAAGATAATCTTACTCGTCGACTGTTTATATTTAGGCCAGACTGTACGCCCCCAGAAACGGACACAATGCTGGGCATGAGATTTGTGGTTGCTAATAATGGTGATACAGAAAACATTCCCGACCAACCTCAAGCGGAGGAAGAAAATGAACTTAACAGCTCACAGTAAAAATCGACTGATAGCAACATTCTCCAAGTGGGATGTTCCTAAGGATTTTGCTGACCCTATATATAACTATCTAGTCTACGGCTTCGAACCCGGCGGTTGTTTTACTGCGGCGTTAGCCAATGACTTCTATTCAGCTATTAGATCAAGCCACCCTGCTAATACAGTCAACGCATTTAAAGCTCTAGTGGGCTGGATCTTAGAGTATATGCCGCCGCAAGCATATGGTAGCTACGACAAAGTCACTGCTTGGTGCGATCTAAGCCTAGAAGACCGTAGAGCTATACTAGAACATAACAGATTAGTATATTCTTCTAAAGAAGAAGTTTGGAGCATTTTAAAAGATGTTCCTACTACCGAGCCGCACCTATATTAAGGAGATCAAATGAGCTCAACAGTACGTATACCGTGGACTATCAAAATAGATAACGAAGGTTATTGGAACGAAGTTTGTATTTGGGCCATAGAACGATTTGGTCTGCCTGGTGACCGGTTTCAAACCCATGCCAATGTTAATTACATGGACTTTGTTTTTAACAGCAACAAGGATGCCCTAATGATGGCCATTATGTGGAATGGCCAAATTGTGCCCGACGAATACTTAACTGAGTTTATTTAAACCAGCCTAGTTTTTCTCCAGCGGCCTTTCTACGGTCGCTTTCTTCTTTTGTACTAGGATAACGACTTGCCCAAATAAGGATTAACGCAAACATCAATCCCATGCCTGCCACTGCTTTCCAGTTTTGGGTAGCGAACCACATGATGACCAAACTGACATCCATACTAATGAACATGATCCATTTTACTTTGCTAGGATACACTCGGCCATCGGACCAGTTTTTAATAAACGGTCCAAATAGTTTGTGGTTAAGCATATAGTCATGGAATCGTTTACTGCTACGAGCAAAACAATATGCGGCAATCAAGCTAGGTGTTGACCAAGGGATACCTGGAACAATAACGCCAATGTAGGCAACGCCCAGGAATAAGAAACCTGCGGTCATCCATAAGTATTTTTTAATTTTTTCCATTTAGTGCCTCCTTTAGGCTTTCTGTTAAGTAAAATATATCTGATTCTGAATGATTGGGTGTCGGAGTAAAGCGTAGTCGCTCTGTGCCCCAAGGAACCGTAGGATAGTTAATAGGCTGTACATACAGAGCCTTTTCTTCAAGCAACCAATCACTAATTGCTTTACATTTTACAGCATCGCGTATCATCATAGGAACAATATGTCCTCCTTCTGATAACGGATTTACTTCAAAGCCGGCAGACTTAAGATGTTCTCGAGTTATACCTGCTACTTCCATAATTCTTGTTCTAAGCTCTGGATGATCTTGTACATACTTCACTGACGCAAGAGCACCGGCACACAGTACAGGACTCATACTTGTACTAAAAATAAATCCATCTGCGTAACTGCGAACCATATCAATTAAGTCTCGGCTTCCGGCAATGTATCCACCTTGTACGCCAAACGCTTTGGCCAGTGTACCTTGTATGATGTCAACACCATCTACGCAGAATTGTTCTTCAGCAACACCTGCTCCTCTAGCACCATATAGGCCAACGGCATGCACTTCGTCCACATAAACCATAGCACCGTGTAAGCGAGCAATTTCGCAAACATCACTGACCAATCCTCTATCACCGTCCATGGAGTAGACTCCTTCGAGGGCAATGATAGGTTGAACAGCGTCGTCTAATCCTTGTAGTATTTCACGTAGATGATTTAGGTCGTTATGATTCCAAACTGTACGTGGAACTTTAGAACTTTTGATTCCAACGATCATACTGTTATGATTATGCTTGTCACTGATAAAGTGTGCGTTTGGAATCATCCTACCTAGTACGCTAAGGGTCGCTTGGTTAGCAACATAGCCACTGGTAAATGTCAGCGCACTGGTCTTATCGTGTAGTTTGGCCAGTTCATGTTCTAGGGCAACATGATAGTGAGTAGTACCACTAATATTCCTTGTCCCCCCAGCACCGGCACCTGCTGTATCCAGCGCGGTGTGCATTGCGTCAATTACGACTTTATGCTGTCCCATGCCCAAGTAATCGTTTGAGCACCAATTGGTAATTTTTTTGATATTGTACTTGCCGTACCAGATTGCGTGTGGAAAGTCTCCACGCTGTCTTAGTATGTCTGTGAATACCCTGTAGTTGCCTTCAGTTTTAAGTTTCTCTAAACTTTTGGCTATTGCGTCATGTGTTTTAGGTCTGATCATTATGTTAGTATTTAACCATTTTGATATTGACAAAAATTGGTTGTGGTGTTATACTAATATACATCTTAAAGGAGATTTGTATGTGGCTTAAGGATTGGATGGAAATTGTCGAATATCGAATAACCGAAGGAAGTAATTACGGTTGGGAATGTTATGGTCCCGATGCCTATATGCTAGATAGTTGGAACGGTGAGCAAGACGGACACAGCTTCAGTGTTATTTTTGACACTAAGACCCAGATTATCTACGAAGTTCAAGCGCACGACTACACAAATAATAGAGCGTATCGTTGGATCAATTCCGATTTTAGTAAAAAGCATCGTAAAGAAGCTAAACGTAAAAGCGTTCTAGCCAATCAGGCATGGGACGATGTTGACTACACTGATCTAGAAGTTGAAGAAGATTGGTTAGAAAAAGCCGCGGCCATCTACATGGGCATCGACTATGATACTCGCGTACAAATGCCGTTGGATCTTCCTGAGGAAGACATGTTCCTGATGATGAAAATGGCTCATGAGAAAGACATGACTTTAAATAAGTTTGTAGAAGATCTACTACGTCAATACATAAGGATGAACGATGGGCACGGAACAGGAAAAATTCAAAAAGAGTAAACGATTACTCAAAGACGAGAATGCTGTAAAGAAGCAGACTAAGATTGCCAAAGAGTTTGGTGTACCTGTTGAAGAACCTCATAAGTTTGCCAAGCACCACGCAATGAATTGCGGTAATCCAAAATGTCATATGTGTGGCAATCCTCGTAAAGTTTTTAAAGAATTAACACAACAAGAAAAACGTCTATTCCAAGATGTTGATACACCCACAGACCGACACAGCAATGGATTAAAACCCGATGACAAAGAAGATTTACTATGAGAAACGTGGACGACGATATGTTCCTGTCGCAGAATACGATAACGAATATTTGGATAGTTTTCCAAAAGGCAACCACCTGGTTATGTGTTATCCAGGAGGCCAGTCTCGCCGCTTTAATATTGACCCTAACTATGCGGCTATGATTGCCGCAGGGCGAGTAGCAGAAGATGCTATCTGTGATGCTCTACGCAAAGCCAGCGAAATGAAACCACAACGTACTCCTATTACCGAAGGACAACGCAAGGCATGGAAGAAGTTGGCCAAAGAGTTTGGTGATGAGTTAGCCACACTGAGTCTGGGCTGTGCTCGAGACATCGCTGACGCAGGCGTCAAAGCACAAATGGCAGAAGCTGACAAACTTATGGAACACGAAAGTGTTCGAAAAGCCTACAATCACTTTATGCTCATGTGTCAACTGACTAAAGAACAAAATGCTACTGATCGATCATGAGTATCACGGAGTAGAACTTGCTCGGCCTCTGCCCGATGAAATATACGATTGGCTATATGATACCTACGGCCACCCAGACGGTAACCGATGGTTTATTCGGGGGAAAAATGTTTACTTCGCAAACAAGCAAGACCACCTAATGTTCTTACTTAAATGCTCATGAATTTAAAAAATGGCGCTCAGTGACTTAGAACACGAATACATAGAAAAGTTAGCAAAAGATCTTGCTGACGAAATAGACTTTAATGTTCTAGGAACTCTGCTAGTTGACAGCGGCTGGACCAGAGTGGAACTACCTAGATTCTCTAGTAGGTTTCACTCTATAGATATAGACATATGGATTGAACAAAACTGTTCCGGATATATAAAAAGTTTTGGAAGTACATTTCTTTTTGAAAAATCTAAAGATGCTACGCTGTTTATTTTGAGGTGGTCATGAAAGAGAATCTTACATTGAATGTTGATTTTGGCCGTCGAAGAGTAAAACTGACTCATAGCACCCCGGCGGCCATGCGTCTCACCCGTGAGTTGTGGGATCAAGGACAATGGTGTTCGGAAACTTTCAAATCTGAAACCTGTGTTTATCACGACGACAGGTGGTATTTCAAACGAGAGCGGGATTTAACCATGTTCTTGTTGAGATGGTCATGATAAGCGACACCGATTTCACAATCATACTTAATTCAGTAGTCGATAGGTTTTATATGAAAAGATTTGAAACTGGTTATGCTGAGATTCAACCTAAATATCCTTATTGGGTCAAACCATTGAACTACTCTGCGGACGAGTGGCTCGATATGTCTGATTGGATCACTGAAACCATGGGAAAGAGTGATTGGTCATCGGCGAATACTCGCTGTATAGGCAGTAATCAAAAGTATTGGTTCCGTGATGAACGAGATCGCACCATGTTTATATTGAAGTGGTCATGAATTCAATACAACGCCGAACAGAACGTAGAGCATTTCGCAAGTTAGAATACAGTATGCTAATTGATGCTGACCAGCATAGAGAGGCTGGTAACTGGTGTTTAGAACATTTTGGCAAAAGATGGGAAGCTATCGGAAATACTGACGGCTATTGGGCAATGTTTTGGGCAGGCCCCAATCAACACAACAAATACATATTTCATTTTGTTGAAGAGAAAGATTATATGTGGTTCATTTTAAAGTGGTCATGACAGGATTTGCTAGTAAACGTATGATGGCATCTGATCCAATTACCGGACACTGGAAGCCAAAATGGACCACTCTGGACCAGAGTGTAGTCGATGACGATCTTTGGTATCAGATCGGTACCGCTTACAAAGATATAGCAGAATGGATACGGACACAGCCTAGCAGTCTTTGGTACGAGCACCCTCCACACAGAATAGCTTGTTTTGACATTCACGAAAAACTCTACACAATATTGTTGCTAAAATGGAGTTGAATAAATAGATGTATGAAGGGCAAAATAGCATTATTTTTACATCAGCCCAAATGCTCTGTACAATCAGCAAACGGCATAATGAATGCCTTGAGCTCTGATTACAGTTTTAAAATCTTTACCCGCCACGCAGTTGAGCGGGATTTTTTTGACGATGTAGATATAATCGCCATACCCGGAGGAATCGGGGATGCCAGCAGTTTTGATTACCTCCTACGAGAAAATCTTCAAGCAGTTCAACAGTTTATCAAACGTGGAGGACGATATCTAGGCATCTGTATGGGCGCCTATTGGGCTGAAAAATACTACCTAGACATCTTAGATGGAATACGGGCAACACAGTATATCACCCGTCCTAATACTGATACACGTAGGCCACACGCAAAAGCCCAAACAGTCTCGTGGCAAGGACAAGAAGAAAAGATGTTCTTCTACGACGGGTGTGCGTTAACTGGAGCTGGCATAAAGAAAAGTGAGGTTTGGGCAACGTACCCAAATGGAGATCCTATGGCACTGATACAGGGCAGAATTGGATTAATCGGATGTCATCCAGAAAGCGAGCCGCATTGGTACGAAAGTTACAGCTGGATGGGCAAACATTGGCATAAAAATCGCCATCATGAGTTGCTTTTAAATTTTGTCGATGCTATAATGATTAAATGAAAATCATTTTGATGTCAATTTTACTGTTAGCAGGATGTGCCAGCTTTAGTCCAGAAGTGGAAAAAAGTGTAAGCCGTGATCGTACAGCCGAGAGTATGGCCAAAGCGGCAATCATAGGCGAAATGCTAAAAAGCCCAGATCCGTTAGTTCGTGCCAAAGGAGCAGAAGCGGCTGACAAATTTGTAAACGAAAAGAAGAACATTTTTGGATTTTAATTTACCAAAATGACCTAAACTGGTTGACATTAAGGTAAAACCACTGTATAATAAACACATAAGCAGTTAACACTACACCTAGAAAGGTTCCAAATGATTCTTAATAACGCTCCCCAAAACGAAGCAGTTTTGAGCAACGTTGGCGAAATTGGCGAGTTCCGCATCCGTAACTCTGCTAAAGCATTTAACATTCTGAGCTCGGGCTTGTATGCTAACAAGATCCGTGCTATCATCCGTGAATTGAGCTGTAACGCTGTGGACTCACATGCGGCCGCAGACAAGCAAGACACCCCCTTTGATGTACATCTTCCAAATCAACTCGAGCCGCATTTCAGCATCCGTGACTATGGTACAGGATTGAGCCATGAACAGGTCACGAGCATTTATACTACATACTTCGAATCTACTAAAACTGGCTCTAATGATTTTATTGGTGCTCTTGGTCTTGGTAGCAAGTCTCCGTTCAGTTATACAGATAATTTCACTGTAACCGCGATCCAAAACGGTCAGAAAGGTATCTACTCTGCTTTCATCAACGGTGACGGTGTGCCTAGCATCGCCCAAATGATGACCGAAGCAACTGACGAGCCTAACGGTGTTGAAGTTAAATTCAGCGTCAATGACTATTACGACTACAGTAAATTCCGCGACGAAGCTCGTTCAGTTTACACTCACTTTAAATTGCGTCCAGTTATTTCTGGTCACGCAGGGTTTGAGTTCCGTAACGTTGAATACGAAACCAAGGACATTGTCCCCGGAGTTCACAGTCTTAAGAACGGTCGTAGTGTTGCCGTCATGGGTAATATTGCTTACCCAATTGATGTACCAACTGCCGAGTCTACGCTAGGCGACCTTCGTCAGCTATTGAGCTGTGGTTTGGAAATGCACTTTGCTATCGGTGAGTTGGACTTCCAAGCATCACGCGAAGGTCTGTCATACATTCCACAAACTATCGAAGCTATCAAAACAAAATTGGAAGCGTTGAATAGTGCGTTGACTGTGGTGTTGGCAAAAGAAGCTGATGCTATCGAAAACACATGGCATCGTGGACTGTTCTTGAAGAACAAGCGTGACAGCGCCTTGTGGTCTAATGCTGTACAAAAGTATGTCGTAGATACTAAATTCGAAATAATCAATGCGACTACTTCTCGTTCTTGGGAATTCTTTGTCAGCAACAAACACACTGTTGAAGACCTTGCCGCCAAGTACAACATTTCTGTTACAGCATTTAGCCATAGTGGTTCAAGCAGTTCGGCCTCTAATCACAAGGCAAACTATGATCATGTTAGTCAAGCTAACGGTACTCACAAAACCGTCAACTACTGGCTTTTTAGTATTGACCGCGGCGTTCGCTTTGTTGTTAATGATTTGAAAGTTGGTGCTACAGAGCGTGCCAAGTTCCACTGGAAGAAAACTGCCAAGTCCAAGGATGAATCTAACACTCACAATGTGTATGTATTGTCTCGTACTGATAAGACCAAGCCAATGGACACTGTGGCGTTCTTTGAGGCTGTTTACAATCCTCCCGCAGAGTGGATTCAGAATGCCAGCTCGTTGACTGAAAAGGCTCGAGTTACTGGCGGGTTGAAGAACGTCAGTGTACTAGAACTTG